GCTTACAGAGAAAGGGACACCTAAGACAGATGCTAAATCATTAAAGCAGATGTTTGCTGGTACTACTTTTGCTGAGCCTTTACTACATTACCAAGAAGTTAAGAAACTTTTAGGGCAACTTGCTGAGGGCGATAACGCATGGCTAAAGCAGGTTAGAGATACTGGAAGGATACACGGAGGAGCTAATATTCTTGGTGCTGTTACTGGTCGCTTTACCCACAGTAAGCCTAACCTTGCTCAAGTTCCGAGTAAGAAAGCGTACAAAGGAGTAGAGAGTAGAAGTTTGTTTACAGTACCTAGAGGATACAAACTCGTAGGTTGTGATGCAAGTGGTCTTGAGCTAAGAACATTATCACACTACTTAGCTAAACATGATGGAGGAGAATATGGTAAAAAACTTATTGAGGAAGACATCCACTCAGCTAACCAAGCTGCTGCTGGTTTGCCGACTAGAGATAATGCTAAGACTTTCATTTATGGGTTTCTTTATGGAGCAGGAGATGCTAAGATTGGTGAGATTGTTAAAGGAACTAACGCTGATGGTAAGAGACTTAAGCAACAGTTTCTTGCTAAGACTAAAGGACTTGATAGATTGGTTAAAGGAGTTCAACAAGCAGCTAAGAGGGGATACTTAATAGGTGTAACAGGTCGTAGGTTGTACATACGTAGCTCCCATGCAGCGTTGAATACTTTACTACAATCAGCAGGTGCATATATTATGAAGTACTATGTAGTAGAACTTAATAAACAATTAACTGAACACAACATTGACTATTGCTTTGTTGGTAATATACACGATGAAGTTCAGATGCAGGTAAGGGAAGACCAAGCTAAGCAAGTAGCAGAGTTAGCAGAGAAGTGTTTTAAGGTAGTAGAAAAACAATTACAATGGCGTTGTCAATTAGATGGCGAGGCTAAGATTGGGAATAATTGGGCTGAAACCCACTAGGAGAGAGAATGGAGCAAGAGAATAAAGCAGAGCTATTTAATAAATTAGCCACAGCAGTAGATAAATATGCTTGGGTTAGTGCATCGTTATTAAAAGAAAAGTTTGGTACGATAGATGATGAGGAAGAATACAAAAAGGTTGAGCAGGAGGTTGTAGACTATGCCTCTTCTGTAGGTTTTAAAGAAGCTGTACGGACAACAGAGATTGGTATCCTTGAAGATATTATAACAACAGCTACAACTACAATACGAGAATTACAAAATGGCGACAACTAAAGACAGAGGAAGTTTTAAAAAGTTTGATATTGACCTAGAGTTCGGACAGAAATGGGAAGAGTATATCGATGATTTATTTAAAGGGGTTAAAACCTGTGAGGTAAAAACTGAACGAGATAAATGGCAGAAGACAGGTAACATTTGTATTGAACTAGAGAGCTGGAATAAACCTAGCGGTATCAATGCAACTGAGTCTGACATATGGGTACAGAACCTAGTTAAAGATGGAAGACTATTAGCTAGTATTATGATACCTACTGATGTACTCAAAGAAACAATGACACACCTACCTAACCGTACTGTTATGGGTGGTGATAAGAATGCTAGTAAACTACTTCTTGTTAACTTAGTTAAGTTAATGGAAACATTAAAGGGGATGAAGTAATGGAGGTACAAGAACAGATTGGTGGTGACCACTATGCTGACTTAGCCATACAACCTTGGGAATACTTCTTAGCAAACTCAAAAGATAATGAAATCAGAGGTGCTTGTAAACAGAATATCCTGAAGTATATGAGAGTTAAGAATGATAGGACTGAAGATTTAAAAAAGGCGAGGTGGTATTTAAACGAATGGATTAAACTAGAGGAGAGTCTTGAGGATGTTAGCTAACTATTTAGGTATTAATATTAATAGAGCCAACGACAAGCTGATGACTGTACAAGCATTAGAACTAGTCAAGGGTTACTATCTAAGAGGTAAAGAGAAGAGCCCACAAGAAGCGTACGCCCGTGCTTGTGTTGCTTATAGTAATGGTGATATGGATTTAGCTCAGAGGTTATATGACGCTGTATCAAATGGTTGGTTTATGTTTAGTAGTCCTATACTTAGTAACGCTCCTGCTCCAGGACAGCAGGCTAAAGGATTACCTATTTCTTGTTTTCTTTCTTATGTACCTGATACTCTTGATGGTCTTATTGAGCACCAAGCTGAGCTTGCTTGGTTAAGTGTTAAAGGTGGTGGAGTAGGTGGACACTGGGGTGATGTACGTGCAGTGAGTGATAAAGCTCCTGGACCTATCCCATTTATTAAGGTAGCTGACTCAGCAATGACAGCTTATAAACAAGGACAAACAAGAAAAGGAAGCTATGCTGCATACACTAATATCTCGCATCCAGACATACTGGAATTCATTAACATTCGTGTGCCGACTGGGGGTGATAACAACCGCAAGTGTTTTAACATCAACAACGCTGTTAATATTACTGATAATTTTATTGACTCCGTTATTTCTGGTAGTGACTGGCATTTACGTGACCCTGATACTAACGACATCACTGATACAATTAGTGCAAGAGAGTTATGGGAAAGACTTATGGAAGTACGTTTCAGAACAGGCGAGCCATACCTCAACTTCATTGATGAAGCGAATAGACAATTACCGAAACCTTTAAAAGATAAAGGGTTAACAATCAAGGGTAGTAACTTATGTAATGAGATACACTTACCAACAAATAAAGATAGAACAGCTGTATGTTGTTTATCTAGTGTGAACTTAGAGAAGTTTGATGAGTGGAAAGACACACCTCTAATAGAGGACTTAATTACTATGTTAGATAATGTACTTCAAGCATTCATTGATGATGCCCCTGAGGCTTTGAAGAAGGCGGTAAATTCAGCCGTTAATGAACGAAGCCTAGGGTTGGGTGCAATGGGATACCATTCGTACCTACAATCAAAGAATATTCCTTGGGAGTCTGCGTTAGCTGTAGGTCAGAATAAAAAGATGTTTAAACATATAAGAGATAGAGCATTATATGCTACTACAGAACTAGCTAAAACTAGAGGTGAGTACCCAGATGGTATCGGTAGTGGTAGACGTAACTCACACCTAACAGCGATAGCTCCTAATGCTAACAGTGGTATGATATTAGGTACATCACCTTCTATTGAGCCTCTTAAGTCTAATAGCTTTGTACACAAGACAAGGATTGGCTCACACTTAATCAAGAATAAACACCTAGAGAAAGTAATGGAAGAGCATAGACTTAGGCTAGGTAAGGATGATGAGTGGTTAGCTAGAGAGTGGCGTAATATTAACCATCACGAAGGTAGTGTACAACAACTAGACTATCTAACTGATTGGGAGAAAGAAGTATTTAAGACAGCCTTTGAGTTAGACCAGCACTGGGTAGTACAACACGCAGGTGATAGACAGGAGTTTATCTGCCAAGGTCAGAGTGTTAACTTATTCTTTCCTGCTGGCTCAGATAAGAACTATGTATCACAGGTACACGTTAATGCTTGGAAGTCTAAGCTAAAAGGCTTGTACTATTTACGTACATCGTCTAATAATAATGCAGAGAATATTGGAAAACAAGTCGAGAGAGTAGCACTTAAAGACTTTATGGAGGACACAGAATGTCTAGCTTGCGAGGGTTAATGGATGAGTCTAAGGTATATAAACCTTTCGCACATCCTTGGGCGGTAGAGTATGCCGAACAGCACGAAGATTTACATTGGACAGAAAAGGAGTTAAACCTTAATGATGATGTAACACAATGGAAAGATGGTACACTATCAGATGTAGAGAAGAACCACATTACACAGATACTTAGATTGTTTACTCAATCAGATGTAGTAGTAGCAGGTAACTATTGTAACTATTACATACCTAAGTTTCTTAATAATGAAGTACGTATGATGTTGATGTCATTTGCAGCTAGAGAAGGTATTCACGCTAGAGCTTATGCGTTACTAAACGATACATTAGGGTTACACGAGAGTGAGTATAGTGCCTTCTTAGAGTACATTGAGTTAGAGAAGAAGGTAGACTTTATGAAGGATGCTGATGTACACTCACTACACGGTGTAGCTAAATCACTAGCATTGACAGTCTTTAATGAAGGTGTTAGTTTGTTTAGTGCTTTTGTTATGTTACTCAACTACCAACGTATGGGTAAGATGAAAGGTATGAACACAGTGATTGAATGGTCTATTAGAGACGAGACACTACATACTGAGGGTATGTCTAGGTTATTTAGAGAATTTTGTAATGAACACGGGAGAGTTGTAAATGACGATTTCAAGAAAGAAATATATAGTATGGCGAGACAAATTGTTAAGCTGGAAGATAAAGTTATCGACCTTGCCTATTCGGCTGGGAGCGTGGAGGGACTTGATAAAAGTGAAGTTAAAACTTACATACGCTATTTGGCGGACAGGCGACTGATTCAGATGGGACTTAAAGGTAACTTTAAAGTTAAAGAAAATCCCCTGCCTTGGGTGGAGGAATTAACCAGCGGTGATAGTATGTCTAACTTCTTTGAGAAGACAGTGACAGACTATTCAGCTGTAGGAATGACAGGTACTTTTACCTATTAAGGAGAAAAAATGGACACTTACCAACTAGATTTAACTGAGTTACTTCAAGATACAGACCACCCAGTATGGGGCAGACCTGTACCAATCACTAAAGTAAAGAATGTATTTCATTGTTATTTAACAGGAGATATATCAGAGCCTTACAATTACAATGAGCTTTGTTGTGTACTAGAACAAGCTACGCCAAAGAATAAGGTTATACTACATATCAATACATATGGTGGACATATAGATTCAGCCTTTAAAATTATTGCATCACTTAAGCGTTCAAAGGCTACGACTAGTGCAAGGCTAACAGGTACAGTAGCTTCAGCTGGTACAATAATAGCCCTTAGTTGTGATGACTTAGAGGTTGAAGACTTTACTAGTTTTATGATACACAACTATTCAACTGGTACACAAGGTAAGGGACACGAGATTGTAGACTACATTAACTTTACTGATAAAGATTTAAAGAGAACCTTCTCACAAATATACACAGGCTTCATCACTACTCGTGAGATTACTGATATTATTAAAGGGAAGGATATGTGGCTTTCAGCAGAAGACACACGTAAACGATGGGCTAAAAAAAAGGAGAAGGCTAATGGTTAAAAGTATGGAAGAGAGATTCTTAAAGAGTACATACCTAGATAAAGGTACAAGGTTTAGTGTATCAACACTATGTAAACCAGACTACCAGCTATGGGTAGTGAACCACTCACCCAAAGAAGATAGAATAAGTAAGCAGGTAGGGTTTAAATCTGCTATCGGCAGTGCTTGGCACGAGTTCTGTGAAAAGAATAATGAGCCTGGTGTTGTTAAAGAGTTTAGTATGGTTAAAAACTACAACGGCTCAACTATCGGAGGCACAGCTGATGAGTTAGTATGGAAACCTGATACTAATATGTGGCAGATTCGTGACCATAAAACAAAAGGTGTATATAGTGCTAAGAAGTTTCTTGGTGTAGGTAATAAATCAAACCCACATCCAATGCCTGAGAATGAAAAAGAAATTAAACAGCTGAGTATTTATCGTTGGTTATTTAAAGATATGTTTAAAATTGAAGACACTGCTGTTATTTATTTATGGGCTATGGGACATACAAAAAGGGAAGCATTTCCAGAGGTTAGTGAAGTACCACTTAAACTAATTTCTTT